GTTTACAGACCTTAAAATTGAAGACTTTTTTCTTGCCTAATCTGGCGATTTACTTTTGCGAAAATCTGGCGATGCAAAGTTGCTGATTACACCTCGCATATTAAACCTCCATTACTTGTATGCCTGAGTTATCGACACAAAGCCTGGCAAAGCTGCTGAAGCTGCTAGAGTGCCAGCAGGCAACTAATAACGCATTGCAGGAGTTGGTACTACAGATGAGTGAAAAGATGAAATCAACTGAACGAAACACACCCAGGCGACGCCGGGCGAAAATGGAGATAAAGAGATAACAAAAAAGCCACCCTTAACCGGTGGCTTTTTTATTACAACTCAAGCAGCTTACTGCCGCTCCCTTTTTCCGGGTTAAGCACTTTGAGCCTGCGCCCTCGTATGGTGGAGCGGTAGGAGCGGGAGGGGGTGAGGGTGATGGATAAATCTGTTGGTTTTGTAAACACCTTAAATTGTAATGTCTGCGTTTCGTAACCAGCTTTTGAAATAGTAACTGTAAATGGGTATTTATAAGTAAACACCACATTAGTACACTGAGTGGCAGCTATTGTATTGGTAGGGTTTAAATTTACCCTATAAGCAAGTAAGTAATAGGTATTAACATTACCATTAGCATCAGTTACTCTGTCTGTTGAATATGTGTTTCCTGTTACCTTTTTATCAAAAGTTGTGTCGTGTTCTACCCAATCAATATTATTTCCATCCTTATCTTTTATGTTGATATTTACCCCGGAAATTGCATCTTTTGATATTACATCAACAACATTAAAATTCATTGAGTATAATAAATCCGTATATGAGTTGGCAGTAGTATTTCCAGCGGCAGTACTATAATAAAATGGTGGAATATTGTTGGAATAGAATGGAAACATACAATCATAAAGTAATGAATAGTAGTTTGCAAAACTCGGAGCCGCTACATAGCGACCTATAGCCGCTGCATAAAGCCAAGTACAGGCATATATTCTTCCACCATTTTGGTAGTGCATTAAACCAGTAGTAGTGAATCTTAATCTAAAAATATCGGGAGTTCCAAAGTTGTTTTCTATACCGCATTTTAAATCTCTCAATTCAGAAGTATAACCTCTAATTGAAAAGCCTAACTCGGAATCCCTTATACCATCGCAATAGTAAGTAAGTGTTAATGGTTGTCCAGCAGTATAATTATTAAAGTTTCTCGTTTCTGCTACTGATGTTACCCTAGACATAGCTCTTGTGATTCTGCCTCCGTACACAAATAGTGTATTAGCATATTGTGTCCTGAATGGTAAACGGGCATTTTGGATATCAATGTTGCATCCAGCGGCATATTCCGAACCGTAGGTATCATTTATCCAAGCGCCAAAATAAAATTTATAGTTCGGGTTGCCTAAGTGTAGTCCACCTTTGATAAAAACTATGTTTTTCCAATAAGTAGTAAAAGTTCCAGCAACTGTTCCAGTTGTAATAATCCACCCTTTTAGTACAAAGGTGTAACCATCGTAAAAAACATAAGCCCCAAATCCGGCTGCAACAACGGCATCATAAATTGATTGCAGTCCATACGGTGCAGAGCCAGCATTGTATGTACCACTTGTAATTTCAACTTTTATTATTCCCAAATCTTTACTAATTCCTCCAACAAAAGCGTTTTTGGATTGGCAAGTGTGAAAGGCATTTATATTTGTTGATAGAGCTGTAATTGTATATCCAACGGTTCCGTCTGATATATTACCAACACTTTCAGCTAAAAGATTTTCATACCCACCACTATCTCCGTAATTTCCACTTGTTGTTGAAAGTAATATTTGATAGCGAGTTGCACCAGCCGAATTAGTCCATTTTATTAAAACACTTCTATTTATGGTATCAGTTGTAAAACTGCCCTCTGCACTAATATCACTATGAAAGTTGAATAAGCCTATTGTGTTAGGAGTAATACTCGTTTGGTCATAAGCAACTACAACATAGTAATAAGTAGTATTCGCCGCTAAAGTTCCACCAGCTACAAGTGTCGCGGTTAGTCCTGTTGGGATTGCTACCGGTTTCGTTACTATTATCGCCATCAGCTCAAAGTATCAGTAATGTTAATAATTTCCCCAGCAGCATAAGTAAACACTGTTGTAAGTACTGCACCTGTTATTTCGTCATTCACTACTATCTGCGTGGGGTTGCCGGAGACATAGGTAATGTTTTCGGTAAACAATTTGGTAAGCTTGTCAGCTGCGCTCCAGGTGTTAATTTGGGTAACCTCGTTGCCAACAGTTACAAACTCCTGGTAACGGCCATAGCCGGTTTTAAAACGGTTAAGGAGTTCTAGTTTTTGGGTAGTGGCGGGGTCAACATCCTGCCCGTCGGCACCGTCAGTGCCATCGGCTCCATCGGTACCGTCGCGGCCATCGGCACCATTGGTTCCGTCGCGTCCGTCGCGGGCTTCCATAACTACGATCAGCACGGTATCGGGTGCATCATCAACGTTTATGTTCACCACATCGGGCCGCTGCTGTGTTAGCTCAAGTATTACCAGGTCGACATTGGCAGATGCCTGCACGGTAACAAGCTCCTGCACTTCGCTGGCTTGCAGGTTAACATCGGGTGATGTTTCGGTTACGGTAATATTAACCGGTTCCATACTTACAGGGTTATTACGGCGTTAACAGTCCATTCGCCGCCTATGTAGGTTTTGGCACGGCCATCGGCAAACACAATTTTTAAATCCCATTTGTAAACGGCTGCGGGCAGGGTAACAATATGTGGCGCAAACTCAATAGTATGAGGCAGAGTAATAGTGAGCCCGGTACCGGCGGCATACTCTTTTACAATTTCGTGGTTAAAGTTTTTGCGCACCTGTATTTTTATGGTAGCTCCGGTAAGGTCGTAAAGCGGGTCGGTGGGAAGGGTAAAATTAACCCCTCCAAAGGTGTTGCCGTGGTTTACGGCGGGCAGGTTGTAGTTTTGCATTGGGTTTGTATTTTGGTTAATAACTCGATTAAAAATTTGTTAAATAGCTCTTTATCTTTGCACTCATGGCATACACGCGGAAAAACAAGCTACTACAAATGCAGGATGTTATAGATTGCTATAACCTTAACAAGCTGCCTGGCGTTACTACCGCCCATGTGTATCGCACCCATATTTTCCCGAAATTCCGTATCAGCTTATCAACACTTTACATTTACCTGAGCACTCCGGTAAGCCGCGAGCTGAAGAAACTCGATGAGGTATCTAATCAGCTCCGGTTGTTTTAACAATAAGGTTTGCCTTGGGTGGTATTATGCCAAACTGCTCTGAGGCTACTTCCGGATCAGCTATATTATACACCTGGCTAAAGGCACTATCGTCAATGCAACAGCAGCTGTAAATTATCTCAAACTGCCTTATTCCGTCATCCCTTTTCACACGCCGTGTACTTACCCTGGATAAAGCGCCGAATTGCCTGTCTGATGGTTTCCAGCCTTGCAGGGCTTTGTGTATGTTTTCGAGCACTATCCATATGGCTGCCGCGCTGGCTTTTTGAGTGGCCGGTGCCCTAAGGCTGGTGTTGGCGGTTTTAATATCGGCAACGGTAAGCGCAATCATAAGCGGGGCATCCTGTACCTTTTGGCTTTGGTTGAGCCAGTTAGCTCCTTGTAGTTCCAGCAGCAAGGCAGGCCACCTTACCGGCGGGTTATCGTTGTAATAGTCGAGCTGGCCCCAGTCCTCATCCATGTATTTTAGGTTGGGTTCCTTTTCGGTAAGGCGCTCCATGATGAGCTTCAGAATGTCGTTTATCATCGTTTGAGTATTGATTTAATATATGTATCCAGTTCCCGGAAGTTTGCGTCAACCACAAATTTTACGTGTTTATCCAAATTCGGGTGGTGGCCAATAAACCGACGTTCCTTTATTATTATCCTGGTTCCTACCTTCTTTAAGGCCATCGCTTTCCAATACATTGCTTCTGCCACAAAGCCTTTTTTTAAACGCGAGTTAATCCTGTGTGATTTTACACTATAGACTTCTTTCGGCATGAGGTCGTAATACATAGCCCAGAAAAATTTCTGCATCTTTCGGGTAATTACTATTACGCCACCCTCATTCTGAATTTTAGCATAAGGCATTGAATTTGTGAACGTAATTCCACTGCCAATAACTGCTGCCCTCATTCCTCGTCGCAACGCACCTGAGCGGATCATCATGCTGCCTCTATGATTTGGTATGGTTACCCGCGGCCACGGATTACCGAAAAAAGCCTTGTCATGAAAGTTCATATCGAACTCATCCATGAGTTCTACCTTTAGATCGGTAAGGATGTTATGAATGAAATTTTCGGCCATTGGTTGTAAATGAGTTAATTCGTTGTATCTTTGCATCGGACGAGGGGCTTAGGCTCCTCCACCTCCCAAAAAAGGCGTTCCTCGGAATGTCTTTTTTGCTTTTACAGATTGAAGTCTTTCTTCATTATATCCTCCCTGTTATAAGTGTGATCGTTTCCATTCCTGATTATAGTAACCGATTTCACATTTTCTTCCTGGTTAACCCTTCCTTTGATTCCGCGTAGTAGATCGTTATCACTTATCCCTGATGTTATTCGTATTACAACATGGTCAGCTTGTTTTGACGCGTCGCGCAGTTCACTATCAATAGCACCTTTAGTGGGCTTTTTATTTGTTTTGTACTCCTGCTGAAGGTTGAGCGTTCTGTTAAAGCTGTCGGCTGTTTTTTTGCCTTCGATAACGGGTAACAGGTCGATATCGTAACCGTGTTTGTTTGCCAGATACTTAGCAATGTAAAGGTTATTTTCTTTTTCCCCGGAACCGTGCAACGCACTCACACGTACGCTGCCTTTATCGGTTTCAACATTAACCCATCCACGCTCCTCGCCACTCAGAGATTCAACAATTTTCCTAACCCTATCCTGCACCTTCCTGTATGGATGATGTGGCGGGAATACCACCTTATCCTTACCCGGATTAAAGCGGAAAATGGCATCAGCGTTTTCACCCTTTTTGTTTATCCTGGTTGTGGCTTTTTCGCCTTTAGTCATGGCCTCATCCGAATTGCTTTCGTCATACTTGCCCTTGCGAACCTGAACAGCTACACAACGGCAGCGCCATCCGTTCGGCGGGAAATAGCTACCCCAAAAAGGATCATCAATAGGAAGTGTGGTGAGGTTAATAGCGGCGTGTTCGTCCCTTACCCGGTTATCACCGGCAGTACGGTACTGGAGGTTGTAACGGTCTCCATCCTTCTCAAAGTCGCTCCACCGGCTTGCCATTTCGGCTGAGCTGGTAGCGAAAATATATTCGGCCTCCAGGTAGTGGCTGTTATAACTGGTATGCACAGCCCACACATCGCGTCTAAAATCCTGAAAAGGTTTTATTTTACCGTCATCGGTAAGCAGGTAGCTGGCAGCTTCCTTCAGCTGAGCATGGGTTTTAAAGCCTGAGAACACAAACACATCTTCCCGGAGTTTCTTCAGCATGGCCGGGGAAGGAATATTGTCGGCTATACCTGCATCAAGTGCATTACTAAGTATGCGGTTTGTTTCGTTTACCACGCCCAACAATGACTCATCGTTAAGCATTTCGGGGCGGTATTCGCCAGCAGCATGCAAGTGCTTAATTGCCCTGGTGAAAGCCGATGTATCAAACTTAGGCTTTTCGGCGGCAAGTGTAACGTATCCGCCACAGCAATCGCACGTATGGTTATAGAGCCCGGTAAGCTGTGCGCTTAATCCTTCTTCCCGGGCTTTTGAAAATTTGAGCCTGTTCCTTCCACTTGCTTCCGTGGCCCGGTAACTTCGATGCCGAATTTATCTTTGATGTATTTCGGATCAATTTCGTAATACTCAAGAAACCCGAGTGTGCGGGTGTAAAGTTCGCCGGTATCCTCCTGGGGATCGCAGCTGAAGGTAAGCCCGTCGGGTAATAAGCCAATGAGGAAAAATGCCGGTAATGCAACGCTATTCATATAAGCCTCGTTGTAGCGCTTATCGGCTTCGGCCCTTCGCATAAGCTGCTCCATGCTTACCTTCTCCTTGCTCTCGTTGCCGTTCTTGGTATCCTGCCCTATTATTGCACCGTGCAGGAGCATTGAAGTTTCGTTATTGCAAAGGTTAATGAGGCTGCTGAATACATCGCCGCTAATGGCTATGCTTTTTGCAAATTCAAACTCCTCAGATTGATCGATTATAAACCAGGCGGCAGTACCCATGTCGCGCATGGCGCTCTCAGCCCTGCTGAGCATTGCCGGGTCATTGGTATTAGTCTTCAGTACCCTGGGAGGGATGCCGTATATTTCGCAAAGTTCGCTCCAGCAGCTTTCGGCAAAGCGTTTGAAAAGCACATGCGGAATAGCCTTGTTAAGCATTCCTAAGTCGCCTGGCTCACCGAATTCGAGCAGCCAGCTTCCGTACTCTTTGGCATCGCGGTAGGCTATGCCGGTGGTGGCTGATTCATCCAGGAGTAATATCCCTTTTTCGGGGATCACGTTGGGTTTTGGGATGAGAACCGGCTTAAGTTTGCCGTCCTTATCAGTAACCATGTCGACCAGGGCAGTTCCGTCCAGCTGCGTATCAAAAATGTATCCAAGGAAATTAGTGAACCAAGGAAGTGATTTTAACAGCGCAGTGCTTTCCTCGTCAATTACATCGCCTTTTTTAAGCGTGAATGGAGCTGAAATGCTTATCAGCCTGCGGCTTTCGATTAGCGATGTAAGCATAGCATCAAGCCTGATGTCCTTGTACATCTTTTGCAAAAGAACCCGCTTAGGGTTATCGGCATTCATGGCCGATTGCTGAGCGCGCTTCCAGTGGCTGATATCCTGCCTGGTTATGCTTATACTCTTGGGAGCTATTTGCGCCACATAACCGCCTTCGCGTTTTTTAACAACCGGCTGTTCGGGGGTGCCTGATTTGAGGTTAGTGCGCCTCGCATTATTCTTTTTCATAGTATAAAACTATTCGTGATTAAACTTTTCGCGGCTTCCGGAGCGGAAGGGTTTGCCTGTGTCGTCAGTATCCGCTGCCGGTGCCAGTACCGGTAGATCAGGAGCAATGCCCGGCGCATTAGCGTATTTACCTACACCGGCTACTTTTTCGAGCCAATCGACGGCACGGTCATAGCGCTCTTTTACACGCTCCTGGATGATGTCGACATTGGCCAGGCGGCAAACATAGTATAGCGCAATGCTTTTACAGAGTTCCAGTACCAGGGCATTGCGGCCTGTGCCGGTAGTACCGAAAATAGCCGCGACATCGTACCGTGGTCGCCCGTCGCGCCAGCGGACTTGTCCTGTGGGGCTTAGGTAACTCTTCATTTCTTCCACGGCTGCGTTAATAGCCATTTCAACGATGTCAGGGCTTGTTTCGGTTATTTGGTCGAGTTGATAGTCGTAAGCTACCGACTTCATTTCTTCGGTTGTAAGGAACATGTTAATATTTTTTATCTCTGGTACGTATTCCGGGAGCCGGTGCCGGTTGCTTTCCGGTATCGGTTACAAAGTAGGCGTGTTTCTCTATCATTTCGATAGTAGTACCCTTTTTGAAGGTACGGCGCTTAATGGCATTCTTTAGATTTTGCTTAGCAATGCAGCGGGGCCTTCCCCACCACATGGTTACTATATAGCGGCGGTTTTCGAGTTTACTCAGCCTTACAGCCTTTTTTACTTTTCGCTCAAGTAACCAGGTGAAATAAGTTTTATAAGTAAGCATAAACGCCCATCGGAAAGGCAGCGCTGCGAGCAGAAATATGTTTTTTAAAAAGTACATTAAATGGTGTTTAAATGTGATTTAATATTGACGTGATTCGCGACGGCCCCAGCTCCATTTGCTGTTTTTATTTCGGGTGGCCGTACTTAGTTTTGAGAAACCTCCTTCGCATGCATCAGGGCCGTCAACCGGTGATCCGCTTCCTTTTTCAAATGCCATGTACTGGTCAAGGAGTTCAATTTGATCAGCGGTGTCTTTTTCATCGATATTGAAGTAAACATTGCGCCTCTCGAAGTATGGTTCGGTGGCTTCGATACGGTCGTACTTATCAGCCTTTGTTTGCTTATCGGCAACCACCGGAATGTGATATCCCCGGTCGTCGCCTTCGTTGTCGAAGTCATTCACAAAGTCGTCCATACTGAAGAGACCTTCGATGTAATACCTGATGCGCGGGTATTTCTTCAGCTCCTTATCCTCATACAGATCATACAGCCACTTTGCAGCCTTGGCACGGCTTGTTTGCCTCAGGAAACTATGTATGATGTGGTAATCGCGGCCTATTTTACCCATCAGGAACATACCCTTGTGGCAGGCGGTGTCCTTATACGAAAGGTCACCATACAGGCAAATAGAGTCGTACTTATCGTATGGAAGCATTTTAGTCCACTGCATGTCGTCCATCCGGAATACATTGCCGTCTTCAACATGCACATGCATATACTCACGCATGAACGAGCGGTAAGGCGTGTTCTTGAATTTCTTAATCCAGTACTCTTTCGATGTTTTCGAAATCCACGAGGGCAGGAAGCTGATCAGATCGGCAACAGCCTTAACCTTGATAATTTTATGAAATACCTGGTCGCCGTTGTCCTTTGCTTTTTGAATGAAAGCTTTGAACGAACGCTCCAGGCGGTTGGTAATACTATTTTTGTGAAAATTGTTATTGGCGAATATGAACCGCTTCACGGCGTTGTCGCTTTCATCAAAGCAGCCCATTGCATCTTCATTAATGAAGTCAACGGCTTCCTCCATTATGCGGTCGTTATTCACGTGGCGCTTGTTATCCACGTCGTCAAATACAATCAAGTCAGGACGGTCGGCCATTTCGCGAAGTCCGCGCGGGTCCTGACCGAAACCCATCGACATAAACCGGACGCCATCCGTAGTTACAAAGTTGCCATTACTCCAGTCGCCTGCTTTAAACTTTTCGCCGTAGTCGCTTACAAAGCGTTTGTTGTACTTCAGCTCAGCCTGGATGCCGGAAATGAGTTTCTTAGCTTTCTGCTCTGTAAGGCCAAACAGCAGCATAAACCGCAGTTTGCCCTTAATCATCAGGTGTAGCGGAATTCCAATATCAACGTGAACAGATTTACCTCCGGAGCGATAAACCTCCAGCAGCAGATAAACCTCATTGTTGTTGATCACCTCATTAGCGGCATCAATATGGAACTGGGCGCACTCAACCTTTGCGTAATGGTTCAGATAATATTCAAACCACAGTTTATAATCACTCTCCAGGAGCTTGATCCTTGCCGCTCTTGCAGCCGGTGTTTCGCCCTTGAGCACAGAGGTAGCCTTAAGAACGCGCTGGCAATGCAGGTCGTAATTATCAAGAAGCTTCAGGAGCTTGCTGTCAATATCCGAGATAGCCATTAATCAACTTTTGATTGTGCCACATGAGTGAGGTACTTTTTGTGCCAGGCGGTGAAAGTAACAGCCTGCTCCGGATCATTGTCAACCATCCAGTTGTCAAACTCTTTGAATACGGATATGATTACCGGGATAGATTGTGAAGCCTTTTCGAAGGCGGCATAAACCTTTTGAATTTTCAAAAGCGAATCAGCATCTATTACGCTCTTTTCGCCCTTGGCAATTTTGGCAAGTTCGGTCTTGAGTAATTGCCTCAACTTGTGCGGCGATGTAATAAACTCATCGCGTTTATTGTCCCAGCCGTGATCGCTCCGCCATTTGCTAAGCGTAACCTCCGAAATGCTCAAAACCTCGGCGATGGCTGAACTTTTGAATCCATGCTCGACGAACATAGTTTCGGCGTCTTCGTAGAGTTTATGCCGGGGTGTTTTCTTAGCCATAACGTTGAATTTTCTGCAAAAATGAACTGAAACCCCTTTAAATAATAATTTCCTTCAAAGGGTTGGAAGGTTCCTTCCAACTGTTACACAGTTATTTGCAAAGCTATTTTGGCGGCGGTATGTTTGCTGCTCCAATCGATAATAACCAGGCCCCGAAATGGCGAAAAAAGAAAAGCAAAAGCATTTTATCCTTAATGACGAATCGGTGCTGAACTCTCACGGGTTCTTTATCATGAACGCCGGTGGCGACTTCGAACGCTTCAATGCAAACCCTGTGATGCTTGATGCACACGGTGATGGCAGTTGCCTGAATGTTATAGGCCGCTGGGGAGCTCTCACAGTTGAAGGGTCGCAGCTGATAGCCGAACCTGAATTCGACATGGAGGATGAAAACGCTGCAAAAATTGCCGGTAAGGTTGATCGTGGCTTTGTAGTAGGTACCAGCATGGGAATTTACATCCTTGATGCTGAAATGCGCGACATGCCCGGACAGGGTTTTTACCCGGTAGTTACCCGCTGGGAGCTGCTCGAAGCTTCGCCGGTTCCGGTACCTAGCAATAAGGCTGCCTTGCGACTTTATGCCGCTGACCGCAAAACCGTCATTACCCTGGAAGAGGTTAAATTATCAATAAACGAAATCATTAAATTAAAAAATCCCGAAATGGAAAAAATCACTTTAACAGTCGAGTCAGCAAAAGTACTTGGCTTAGGTAAGAGTACGGATGAAACCGAACTCAATGCCGCAATTATGGAATTATCGGCAAAGCTTTCGGATGCCGAAAAAGCAAAAGCGAAGGCTATTGCCGATAAGGAAAAGGCAAAAGAGAAGATCAGGCTTGCAGCTGAGAAACAAGCGCAACGCGAAGCTGCCGAAAAGCAAAAGATCGCCGAACGCGAAGCTAAGGAAGCAGCACGTTTACTTGCACTTGCCGAAAAAGAAGCTGCTCGTGAAGCTGCCTTGCGCGCAAAGCGCAAACCTGAACCGCCAC